TAAATCCTACTTTCAGGTCTGCCTTGGCAATCCTAGAAACTAAGGTAAAGGCCAAGATAGACAACTCAGATAAAATGACAATTGACTTTGAGGATATCTTTGGCGAAATGGATATGAGATTACTTCGTTCAAGAAACAAAGTCTATGACTATTACAAAAAGAAACATCCTCTATTTTCTGAGATGAAGGAGAAGATAAAGTCAATCATGCGTTCTTGGGATAGAGTAGAAGAGGATTTAGAATCAGAAAAACTGAAACTAAAAACATCAGATTTCGTAATAGAAGATTTGAATGATGACTTGGAGAAACTATTCAAATTGTATGAGAAGATGGATGGTATGAATTATATCATTAAACTATCAGAAGTTAAGATTCCTACATATCCCGATACAGATGAAGGGTCATCTTTGATGGCTTCTAACATAATGTATAGTTATCTAAATCATATAATACAAGAAGGAGATACCGCATTTACTGAAACTGCTTCTGCCGATAGTGACGATGAAAGAGAAATTGCGGAAAGAGAACAGGAAGGCGGTGAAGATGAAGAGTACAGAACGTATATGTCTGGTTATGGAGAAGATGGAGGAGAAAGTGTTCCTATGGCAGAAACTACATTCCAAGGTATGTCTTCTGATGAATTGTATGAAAAGGAATGGGGACAAGATATTGACAAACTAAAGGTCATTGATGAAGTAGACCCTCTTTACGCTATTGCAGCAGATTCAGGAATACTTAGACAAACACATACCAAGACTTCTAGAGAAAGAATGGCAAATGACATTAGAATACTGATTCAGGGTGTTGAACAAGAAAACCCAGAAATGGTAGGTTTATTTGAGGAGTTATTGGAAGACTTAGAAGAATTACAAGACCAAGCATCTGAGGTAGATAGGTCTGTTTATCATCTTCCTTTTACTCCTAGTGTTGCTAAACTGTACGAGAAATATGTTTCTTCAAAGGAGCCGTTAGACTACACAAAGATAGAGTCATTCCATGTTGATATGCTTAGAACGATAGGTGAGTTGATAGAACTACCAAGTGATAAGACTCTACTACCTTATCATTGGTTACAAGAGGACTATGGTATAGAAGGTAGCCCTGCAATAAGAGAACAAGAAAGTAAAGTTACAACTGCCTTTGAATCTACTTCATTAGGTAGAAGTGGTAAATTGAAGGACTTAGGTAAATTCACAGATGATATATTAGAATTAGTAGAATTAGCAGAAAAATATTATGTTGACCCAATAACCGATAACATGCTTAGATTCGAGTCACTACCTAAATTCTTAGACAAGAGGGCTTCATCTGCTATTACTACACATGGTAAGAATGAGATATCTCAGTTGATACAGTCAGCATATATTTCAGAATATACCGCATTCATCAGTAACGCAGACCTTGAGGATATTAACGAGTACAGAAAGATACTTCGGGCTGCGCCATCTGAAAGAGGATTTAAGATGACTATCAAAAAGGTAGAGAGAGTCTTAGATATTCTAGCAGACTTATTTCCAAAGGATAGAGAGGCGGATAGAACTTACTTTGCCAACAGACTAAGAAACATGGCTAGTAAAAACAGTAATATCAATTTAGACAATTATTACTTAGATAGAAAGAAACTTTCTGATTTGACAACGAATAAAGAAACTGATGGAAATTATGGAAAACTAATATCCATGATATACGCATTGTCTTCCGAGATGGAGAAGGATAAGAACAAAGAAGATTCAATCAAGGAATTCAAAGAGTTGCATGATGCCTTTAACAAGAAAACAAAACTAGCAGGGCCACAAGAACAACTCCTTGATGCACATGATGCAATTAGAAAGATGATGCAGAAGCCTACTTACTATGGTGTTTGCGAAACAGATTCCTATGATAACGTCAATGATACAATTGATTTAATCAAATCACAATATGGTGTAGAATTATCTGCACATGACATTTCTAACATTGTAGTAGAGTTAGATAGTTTAGAGTCGCTTGCTAAGAAACATGGCACAAATGAAGATATAATTTATCATGTTAAGGCAATATACAGGTGATAAAAATGAAGTTACGACATAGAGTAATAAGTAAACTCATTGATATAATGGGTCATGTATATGTCTATCTAGATAGCAAAATGCCTCCGGTAACAGGGCCAATTTTGGGTTTAGAAATAGATAATGACTTTGAATCAATGACAAGAAGGGAACTATGTAATCACATAGAGAATAAGTTTGGGTTGGAGAAGGACACCTTTTGGTTTCTACAATCAACTCAGAAAATTAGATACTGTTGCCAAAAAGCAAGAGAGTTAATGCAACCAAGTAAGATGGATAGGGGATATTGAGTAGTATGAGTGATTGGTTTGATGTTGTCAAGAATAGAGTTGACGACTTTGATGAGGCAAGAAGGATTCTCAATAGGCCAATGGCCGTTGAAGAATGGATGAAGCCATATCTAAAACCATACAAGCAAGAAAAATCTTGTTGTGAATATACACAAGAAAGACTCAGGCTAATGCCTCAGTATAACCAACTTGATGACGACTTTGTTTCGTACATTATGGATATTGATTGTAAATTAGATTCTGATGAACTACTACAACTATTAGAAGACTTAGATGATGGTGGCATGGAAGTATTAAATGAAGCAATGCAAGAAGCAGGTGGTGAAATCTCAATAGGCGAGTTAGACTTGATGGTTAAAACTGGTAGAGAACTGCTAGAGTTTTGGCAGAAGTGTGAAGAAGAATCTGCTGATAAAAAAGGAATACAAGAATTTGAGGAGAGAAATGTATGAGTGAGTTAGAAGACTTAAATTTCGCTCATAGAATGGATATGGAATTATCTAAGAACTCCTTTCCATATTTCTTCCAGAATGTATTGGGTATGATGTACCCTGAATATATGCAAGAATGGTTAGAAACAATGGAAAATACAGATAGAACAGTTATTGTTTGTAGTCGTGACCACGGAAAATCTGTATTTATGCATTCATGGGTAGTATGGAATTTAGTCTTCCAAGAACCACCATATCAGATGCTATACATTTCATCTAACCAAAAGCAGACATTAGTTCACATGAGAGAGATAGACAGATATTTCAACATACCACAACTAAAGAAGTTTAGACCGTCAAGAGGATGGGCTATTGGTAACATTCAATTAACGAATGGTAATTCAATTCTAGAAAGGTCGGTAGGTTCTCAGATTCGTGGTCTTCACCCTCAAGAAATAATTATTGACGACCCTTTGAAAGAGTTTAGTTTAGCGGGTATCAATAGAGTAACCGACTGGTTCTTTGGTGATATGATACCAACACTACATCATACTGCTAATCTAAGAATGATAGGCACTCCTTTCACATATACTGATATTTTCACTCAACTAGAGGAGAATCAAGCATATACTGTAAGGAAATATCCATGTTTAGATTCAAATAATGACCCACTTTGGCCTGAAAGATGGGATTATGATGCACTAATGCAAAGAAAAGCAGAAATCGGCTCATTAAAATTCACAAGAGAGTATTTGTGCATACCAATTTCAACAGGTACGGCTTTATTTGGTCAAGAACACCTAGAAAATGCAAAAAATGAGCATCTTATACTTAGATTAGGCAATAGAAAAGACAAAGGCTACAAATATTACGTTGGAGTTGACCCTGCTATCTCTACTGATGGAGATTACAATGTAATTATGGTCTTAGAAGTGGATGAGAACATGAATAAGTCAATCGTACATGTTGATAGAGCGAAAAATGTGCAATTTAGAGAAAATATTGAGAAACTTAAGTTGATTGGTCAAATATTTCAGCCAGAAGTAGTTCTTTATGAAACAAATACATTCGCAAAGGCGTTTACTCAGGAATTAAGAAGTGTAACAGACATGAACGTTAGGGATTTCAATACAACTAGGAGAAAGAAGCAAGAAATTATCTTAGGACTTCAAATGAACTTTGAAAACAACAAAATGCACCTTCCTTATGGAGATAACAATAGCAGAAAAATGACTATGAACATTATAGAAGAATTATCTATGTTTTCGATAACCGATTCTGGAAAGTTTGAAGGAGTAGGTGCGCACGATGACCTAGTGATGGCACTAGCGTTAGCAAATGCGGCTGCACAAACGCCTTCTGAGTCTTTCATGCTCCTTGACGACCTAGAATTATTTGATGGCCCACAAACGCCCGCAATTGGTGTTCCTGTGGGAATAGCAGGGCTGAATTTTTAGTACAGGTGAAGTAAATGAGTAAGTTAACAGAACAAATGCGGGAAACTGCTGATAAATTGGATGAGGTTGATGAAGAGGCTAGTCAAGCCGAGGATGAATTACAGGCAGTAATTGATGAAACTAAAAATGCATCAGATTGGCTTGCATCACAACCATTGATGGGTGACGATGACCTAATCAAACTGTTTGCTTCTGAAAGGGATATTAATCTATCACAAGCAAAGAATTCTTTGTTTAGTTATCCAAGAAAATATACAATAAAAGGTAGAGATGTTCCCTCAATAGTAAAAGAAATGAGAGATTACAGAAGAACCTTGAAAGGCAATCCTAAGATTGAATTTACTAAATCTATTGACAATTTGATAGATGCATATAGTGACCACTTGAATAAGTGTATTGATAGTATTCATTGGATTAAAAAATACAGGGTTCCATTACAGGCTATGACTTTGAATGAAGAACAATTGTATAAATTGTATTTAGTCAAAGAAGAAGATAAAAGAAGAAAGATGGTAGATAGCCTTTGTAAATATTGGGAAGCAGATTTAGAGAGAAAGGACATATCTTTCAATAAAGAGTATGCTAGTCTTACAAAGCAGATGACTAATGAAAAGAAAGTATTCAAATCATTACTAAAGGAAACTACTATAAGCACATCTCCTAAAGATGAAATTAGGAAGGCCATCCTAGATTCTGTTTGTTATAATCCGGGTATATCTGCTAGACAGATACATGACCAATTACCTAAGAAACTACAAAATAGAAGTTCTTCTCGAATAATAGCAAAGTTAGCAAAGGATGAAAATATAACAAGTGTTGACGGTGCTTATTATAAAATAAATGATGAGATTAAAAAGAATATATGGGCTTATACTGCTGCCTTTATTGATTCAGATGGATATATTACAATGGATAAAAATCATAATCCAAGAGTAGGTTTAGTAGCAACAGGAAATAGAGGTAAGGCATTCATGTTAGAAATGCATAAATCAATAGGAATGGGAAGGCTACATTTAGACCAGAAATCCCCGCAAGATACTAGATTAATTAACAGACTTAATTTTTATTCTGGTGCAGAAATAACAGATTTATTAACCAAATGTTTGCCTCACTTTAAATTAAAGAAAAACAACGCCAAGGTCTTATTAGAGTTAATTAAAATTAAAAAAGAAAATAAGAAAGAAGACTGGTATAAGGATAGAAAAGGCGAGTTATTCAAACTAATGAAATATTACAATCATAGTGACAATGCAAAATTTGATTGGAAAGCATGGGATATTGACATAGACAGTATCTCTAAACTTGAACAGAACAGTAAAATGGAGTTCTAAAAATGGTAGAAGAAAGAAGAAGATTTACCCTTACTAATTTGTTTAGAAGGGGAACCCCTAAGCCGGAGGATAGGAAGATATTCAACCCCGGAATACAGGAAAAAGACACAAGTTACATGATAACGTCACCAATACTTTATCATGTTGCTCAGTCTTCTGTAATTGTAAGAACCTGCACAACGCAGTTAAAGAATGAAATATTCAGAAGAGGATATACATGGGAAGAGAAATTTACATCAAAGTGTGGTGACTGTGGTAATGAACATCAAAGTGCAGTAAAACAATGTGCTGATTGTGGTTCTATGAACCTAAAGAAACCTGATAAGAAGCAATTGAAATATGCTCACAAATTCTTAGATGAGTATGTCAATTCGTCTGAGCAGATGTTCATTGATGTTCTAAAAGAGTTAGAAGATGATTTGAATATCATGGACGATGCTTACATTATACTAGTCAAAGAATACTACATTGACAATGCAGGTAAAATTAGAATGCACAAGATAAAGGAAATATATCGTGGCGACCCTGTAACCATGCACATTTACGCAGACCAAAATGGGGATAAAGGAAATAGTGGTTTCACTTGTATTAAACACCGTGACCAAATAACACAAGACCCTGTTGGACAATGTGAAATGTGCGGTGATATGATGTACCCTGTTCACTATGTCAATAGAGTGAATGGTAAGGAACAATATTACATTGAGGGAGAAGTATTACATTTCAGTAAGTATAACCCTAGTAGATTGTATGGTTTATCCCCTGTGTTGACATTATGGAATCATATCACTACATTACTTGCTATGGAAAACTACGTCAATTCATCTTATTCTAAGAGTAGGATGCCAAGAGGACTTCTTGCAGTACAGACTAGAAATATAGACTCAATGAAATCCTTCTGGCGTGGGGTCAAAGAAAAGATGGAACAAGACCCACACTTCATACCTGTTATGGGTATTGAAGCAGAAAATGGTAAGGGTTCTATTGAATGGATTAAATTCATGGATAGCCTAAAGGAAATGGATTACGTTTCTGTGAAGGATGACCTAAGAGATAGAATATCAGCATTCTATGGCGTGAGTAAAATATTCATGTCTGACAATTCCGCTAGTGGTGGATTGAATAATGAGGGTATGCAGATACTTGTAACAAATAGAGCAGTAGAGATGGCTCAGACACTTTACAACGAATACGTCTTGCCATTCCTAACAAAAGAATTTGGTATTACAGATTGGCAGTTAAAACTACCACCATCGGAAGAAGAGGATGCTATTGCTAAATTAAGAAAGAGAGAAATTGAAGTTAATATTGCTGCGTCAATAAAGAATCTAGGGTTTGAAGTAGATATGGATGATGAAGGCAGGTTTACATTTGAAAAGCCTCCACCAGAAATGCAACAAGGAAAGAAGGGTAAAGAAGAAGAAATAGAACTTGACCCCTATGCAGGTACAAACATAGACCAATCACAACTAGGACAAATGATGGAAGCAGGTACTAGACCATCAAAAGAAGAAGCAGGTAAGCCCGCAGAAGTAAAGGGGCAAACTAGAAATAAGCCAAGTATGAGTGTAGGGCCAGACCAAAGATTCACCGGACTACCCAAAGAAGCGGGTAATCAGAATGTGGATAAAAGGACTGAAAGGAGGGTTGGATAGTGTGGCAGAATATCATACTAAAAAAATCATCTGAGTTCAAAACAGTGCTTGCTTGGTATCAAAGATGGACTAGACCAACTAGTGAAAAACAACAATCATTTAATGATATATGGGTAACAAAAGAGGAATTATTGGATAGACCTAGAGGAAATTACGCAATAGATAATGTGGAACGTTCAATAAGTACACTTGACACTAACCTTTACGACCTTTATGAAAAAGACCAAGAAGTACCTCCTGAGTTAATTGAAATTACTGAATTAGATGAATCAGTTATAGACACTAAAGGTAAGTTTTATTTGTATGATAATTTACGAGATAGAGATAAAAGAATGTTAGATAGAATGGCTCAAAATGCATGGGATGGTACTATTAGTAGAATCAAAAGAAGTAAGTATGGTTTCAGTATGCAAACACCCGCAACTAAAAGAAGGCAATTAAAAAGAATTATACCTGATGAACTCTTAAGAGAATTTAGTGAGGAGGATATAAAAGGATTAGAAAAACTAGTTGCTAGTAATTATAGATATAAAAGGTCACTTAAATATATAATAGAAGATTTTAATGACGAAATGTTTGACGCTAAAACAGCAGCAAAACAAATTAGAGAGATTTTAAACGTATTTAGAACTAGGTGGGAAGATATGTATAATGAAAGATTTTAGAATGAGGTGATAAAATGAAGTGGGAAGAAATAGTAAAGAAGAAGAAGAAGCCAGACTTCTTAGACCTTGATGGTGATGGGAACAAGAAAGAGTCTATGGAAGAGGCTGCAAAAGATAAAGGTGAAAAAGATGAGTGAAAAGAGTGTAAGAGATTTAGAGAAAGAACTAGCCAAGGCTAGGAGAAGAGAGGCTAGTGAGCGTAAAGTTACAACTAGTAGAAACTTCGATTATATTGGTGCTGACCCTAAGACAGTCAAGAAAGAGAAACCCGGTTCGGCTGACATTCCGGGTTATATCGGACTGCCTAAGAAACAAAAGAGAAGAACTGAAAACAAGTGGTAAGTATGACTTTCATGGATGTACTAAAGTCTAAACCGATGGTCATGGAGAAATCTATGCCTATTGTAAAAGAAGACTATACATCTAGACCACTATACAGGGAATTAGAAAAGGCATTGGAAAGAATGACTGGACTTAGCGCACCAGTACCGACTATAATGCAGGTGGTAGACAAAGCAATAGATGAACAACAAAAATCTGATACTAAACTACCGAAGGAAGCCAAAGATAAAATCAAGAGAGATATAAAAAATCTTGAGGCACAGTTAAAGTTGATTGATGAAACTGGTGAGCAGAAAGTTTTCAAGAACAGGATAACCACTCTTCAAAAGATTGTTGACAGACTAACTAAATTACAGTCTAGATATCAGGAACTATTGGAGATAGATACAAAAATCACCGATGAAAAGGGTAAGAAGTTAAAGATTACTGAGTTGAATAAGCCACAAAGGGAACAAGCATCTAAAAAATTAGATACTAATGTAGAGGCAGAAAAGACATTCGATGAAACAACTAAGCCTTTCTATGATGAATTAGATGAACTAGAAGGGGCTAGAGGAAAAGAAGCAGAAGAAAGAATAGAGGAGTTAGAGGAGAAGATTACACAGGCTTCTAAAGTTAGAGAGAAGGCTAAGAAAGATAATCCAATAACAGAATTCTTCAAAATCAAAACTGCTATGCGTGAAGCATTTACTGGTACTTTCAATTATTCTCCTAAGTTCCCAGATGAGAAAATAAAGGAAGGAAAGTCTGAATCTAGAAAACCTAGAAATGAAGTAGATGGGAAGTATGATGAAACATTTACTGCCGGGATTGAAAACTACAAGAAAAGAGTAGAATTGTATGATAAATTAGATACTCTTACTACAAGTAAGAAAGATAAGTTAGCAGCCAAGACTAAATTACAATCTAAGATAGACTCACTAAAGAGGCAACAGAAAACAGGAAAGGCAGAAAAGGAACTTCTAATAACATCTGAAATAAGACCTAAAGATGTAAAGAACACTTTGATTCGAGCAATAAGACAATTAAGGTTGCCTAGTTTTTCAGATGAAATTATAGATAAACTAACTCCTAAGTTAAAGGAGAGAAGCAAAAAGGTAGATAGAGAATTAACTAATCAAGAAGAGGCATTGGCTCAAGCAATACGAGAATTGAATGCTGATGAAATATCTAGTTCTACACAAACAAGATTGAAGGTAAATAATATTCTAAATAATAAATTCCTATACAATATGGCCTTGAATGTTTCAGGAGAAAGAAACAACCTACACCCTAGTATTATTCAAATGTTAAAGGAGGGAGATACCTTTAACACATTAGTAAGAAGACTAAAGGATATCAATCCTAAACTAAAGTCTGCTTCAACATCAGAAATAAAAGGATTAATGCAAAAACTTAGAACTGCAAAGACAAATGTATCTCAAATAGCAAGACAAGTAAATGCAAAAGAATACCCTCAAGATATAGAATACGATGATTTGTTAGCGTTAAATAACGAATCTGACTTGAGTAAATTGTTGAATAAATATACTTCTGTAACTGCTACTTGGGACGTTTTAGCAGACAAGTTCTTTTTACGAGAAGGAGAAGACGAAGAGGGATTAGAGGGTTGGTCTGATAGTAAGATAATTGCTGAGTTTAATGAAACGTTTGCACAGTTATTAGAAGACGCACCTGATGATACTCATGATAGAGATGAACATATTAAGAAAGGATATAAGAAACTAATCAAGTCTATGGAAAAACTATTCAAGGAAAGCAAATTTTATTTCAATGCATCAGTAAAATTAACCGAGGCTTTTATGGGTGCAAAAGGATTCAGATATCAAATACCAGAAAGTGCTGAGTGGTCTGGTTTGTTATCAGAAGGACAAAGAGATACAGATTTAGATTTAGCAGGTATCAAAACGTCCATACGAAATACACAACAGGACGTAAATTCTCAGTATCAACAAATGAAGACCTTTATTCCTGAATACGAAACTTTGTTGGAAGAGATAGGTAGAGAAGGTATGGAAACTCCAATGCAACAACAATTTGCACAGGAAACTTCTAGACTTGAAGAGGAAAGAAAACAGAAGGCTAAGGAAGAAGCAAATAGAAAGAGAAGGGAAAAAGAAGCCGACCCTTACAAGACTATATACGAATATGATTCCGAGGGTAAGATTAAAACTAGAACCAATCCAACCACAGGTAAGAAGGAGAAAGTACCAACGTCTACTCCTACTCAAATGCAAGCATTAAGAGATTTAGCAGAAAGAAAAAGGAGGGAACAAGAAGATGTGTAATGCTTGCGGTGATGATACTCATGTTGTAAAAGAGGATGAGATACCCGAAGGATGGGTAAAAGGCTATGATAACTGGAAAAGGATTCTAAAAGACTTAAGGCCAGAAACCATCATTAGACCAGATTCAAGAGATAGAAGTAGAAGTGATGACCTTGCTTGGATTGCTCCCGTTGATGCAGTTGATTTGAAGGATGAAACCGATGTTGATGTAAAAGGCGGTGGTTGTCCTGAATGTGAATATATTACTGATGGTAGCATGGATGATAGATGGAAGGCAAAAAGTAATCCAAACTACCCCGGCAAATGTAAGGAGTGTGCAGAATACTGGTGTTCTATACCCTACAATGACAAGTATTCAGATAGCGGAAAATGTGGCTTTAGAGTTTGTGAGAAGCATTGGAAAAAGATGACAAAGAATGGCAAACTAAAAGGAAGCACAGTAGGAGGACATGAGTTTGGTGATTATGATACAGACAGAAAGGCATCAGACTATGATGACAATCAACAATTCAACGAAGATAGATTCAACAGGAGGAATAGATAATGTGGGAAAGCCAATTGATAAAAGAAGATAGTGATTTACTACAAAAAGTAAATGCTAAACAGAAGAAGAAGTTAAAGAAACTGGTTCAGACATCTGAACCTAGTGAATATATGGGTCAAGATTTTACGAAGTTAAGTGATTTAGTAAAAGAATTAAGGTCACTTGATATGATGAAATCAGACAAAAAGATGCTCAAGAAGATGAAGAAAATAGATGAGGCAAATGTTTCCTTGATTGCGGCCGCATCTGAATTGAGAAAGGATTACGAAACTCTATACAGGCAACTTAGAGGAGTAGTATATCCAAAAAGTAAAGGCGATTTAGGAGATGAGAAAGATGAGTGAAGAGAACAATGAAATGTTATTACTAATGAAAGAGTTAGTAGAGAAAGTAAAGAATTTGGAGAGAGCAGTCTACAATGATGACAACCTATTGATGAAATCAGGTTTTGTTGTAGCCTCCACACCTGCCCCATCAATGTCGGTTGGTGAAACAGAAATCAACGATGATAAGATAGCAAAGATGGAGTGGAAAGAAATCAATGATATGGTTTCAAGAATAGAAGGAAGTGTATAGAATGGATGATTTATTACCAAAGAAAGTAAGTAAAGAAGAGAAGATTGGCACGTTGATAGACAATGCAGTTACCAAAGCAAAAGAGGCAGTCGGTGAAGTATTGAACTACAATGAGTTGCCAGTAGAAGAAACAGTGGAATTAGAGGGTGAAACAGTTGATGTTGATAGACCCCAGAAGAAACCTGCTGAAGAGAAAGTAGACCCATTAGAGGGAATTAGACCTGAATTTGGAAAGGAATGATATGCTTCTGAAAGAGGTTTTTGTTGGTAAGGAAAACAAAGCCTTGGCGAAGCGTATCTTAGATTTTTACGAAGACATTAGGTATAACTATCTATCAGCAAAATCAGACCCCAAAGAATATAGAAAAAATTGGATTGAGAGTGTAAAGAGAATCAGAAAGGATTTTGACGGCTTAGGTGAATTTTCATCTACTCTTAAGAAATACTTGGATGAAGAAGAAGTATTCAGTAAGAATGCATTGAACCCTGAATCATACGATGCTAAGAAATTATATGATTCTGTCAAGGAGATGCGTTTCAATTCTGCTGAGTTGAATGACCCATTCGCTAGACAGATGGGTGATGATGTAATAGACAATCTATTGCGTTCAGCACCTATCTATGCAATGTTCATTCATTATGCTTTACGCTCAGACGCTAACGCCATTAGTGAAAAGGCATGGGAGAAACATGACCTAAAACCAGATAAAATTACTCAAGGTGCGGAAGGATTAGATTTAGCATTAAAGGATGTGCCGTTATACATCTTGGAACATTATGGCGATGATAAAGATGGAAATGATAGAGTAGAAGATAAATTTGAAGGGGCTTTAAAATTATTAGAGAAGATATTCTTAGAGGAAAACTCAGAAGAAGACTGGAAGAAATTAGTCGCTCTAGACTTGAAAAAGAGTGATGAAGAGAAAGCAGAAATAGATTTCATTATACCAAACAAACCAATGTATAGAATCTTTGAAATCAACGACATAAAAGATTTGAAGGGATTCACAGGTGAGTGGGTAGTACAGGAAAAGTATGATGGAATCAGAATACAAATACACAAAGCAAATTCAGATGTAAAGATATATTCCTATAACAAAAAGGATATTTCTGCAAAGTGTCAAGATATAATTAAGATACTAAAGCAAAAGAAATTTGGCGATTTAATTTTAGATGCAGAATTAATATTGTATGATGGTGATGAGCCTTTACATAGAGCAGATACCATTGCACATCTATTCAAAGATAAATACAAAGATGCTACACTTCAAGCAAAGGTATTCGATATAATGGCTCACGATGGAGAAGACCATACAGACAATCCATTGAGAGAAAGAATCAACATATTACAATATCAACTAGCACAACATTCAGAAGAGATACTAGAGTTTCCCAATAAGAAAAACACAAGGATAGCAGATTCCTTGGCTGAAATAGATAAGTACGCAAAAGACATTATGCAATCAAAAACCTCAGAAGGGGTTGTAATAAAAGACATAGAATCTACATATTACATTGGTAGTAAGAAAAACCCAAAGTGGATTAAATTCAAGAAATTTGTAGATTTAGATGTTATAGTATTAGAGAAAAAGAAAACTAAGTCTAACCTATATTCTTATTCGGTTGGCGTTGGGCCATTATCGGGTGAAGAGGCTAGAGAACATACAGGTACAGAATATGAAGGAAAGACGTACCTGCAAGTAGGAAAAGCATTGAACACAAAAGAAAATGTAGAAGTCGGTGCTATTGTAAGAGTAAAGGTAGATGAAGTAAGGAGAGCAGGTAAAGGGTATAGTCTGTATTCTGCAAAGGTAATTGAGATACCAGAAGTAGAAACTCCTGAGAAACTAGTGACATTAGAGTTTCTTTCAAAGGATGGAAGAAAGTCATTAAAATACAATGTAGAAGAAGCGTTGTTAAAATACACAATCACAGATGGTATTCATGGTACTGCTGAAATTTTACTGAAGTCAGACTATGAAGGCTATTCTGTATATGGTGTCCAAGGTGATAGCCTGATGGAAAAGAATGCTATTGCTGATATGGATATGTGGAAAGAGCAGTTATCAGAAATACACAAAGGAAAGACAACAGAAGCAATTGCCATACTAAAACAATATCTTCAAGATGAAGACCCAGATGAAAAGGGAGTACACATTAAAGATATCTTTGAGTATATTGTTAAAAGAGATTCTGAATTAACTGAAGCAATGTTTGAAAACAATGCTAGAAAGTTAAAGAATTTTATGAATGACCATGATGCTTTCATTCCAATAGGCAACCAAAAATTTACTGCTAACTCTAAAATTATAATAAAGGATAAAGAAGAAGATGATAGTAAATATGGAAAGTTTCAACTATATACTAGAAAGGATGGTAATATAGATTTTATAATTAATTACAAAGATGAAACTTTTGCTTGGACTATTGACATAGATAACTCAAAGGATATTTACAACCTGTTTGGTAAATCAGGTAAATATCCAGCAGAAGTATCTAGGGGAGTTCAAAAGGATAAACTCTTAGATAGTGGTAAAATACTTATGGGTGTTCAAAAACATGGTTATCATGAATATAAACTCGAAGGCGACAAGTTTGAAACTAGATTGCATTTGAGAGTTATACCAGTAAAAAAGCAAGATACATGGCTTGCTTGGACTGGAATTAAACAAAAGATGTTAGAAAGGTCGGATGACGAAGGTATATGGGATATTACTGAAGATAGGTATAAAAAATTAACCATGCAAATAAAGTAATAACGCCGACTTAATATAGTAAAAGTAGGAAGTGTCTGTGTGTCCGGTACGATTCTGTTAAAATCGAGTGACGATAATGAGTTTAATATTTTAAAATCAGATGATTTAATAATCGGTGGATATGCTTCAATAGAAATAGTAGACAAACAAAATGATTTAATTACATTAAAAGCATTAGAAGAAGCAGTAACAAAATATATGCAAGATGCAAAATACAGAAATGTAATGTCAAACCATTCAAATGTTCAAGTAGGAGATGTAATAGAAAAGTATAGAGATAAACATGGTAATCTCCATAGAACACAAGTAGATGATGTAGGATTTTATGTTGTTATTAAATTAAGAGATGACATAGAAAAAGCAAAAGAAATATCAAGAGGTATTAGAAAAGGAACATTACGTTCATTTAGTATAGGTGGTCAAGCCTTAAGTAAAAGAAAAAAGTCTAATGAAGAATTAGGTGAATATAACGAAATTGACAGATTAGAACTCCATGAAGTAACAATTTGTGAGAAGGGGATAAATCCAGAAGCAAAGTTTGACATTCTAAAAGAGGAGAAAGATAAAATGAGTGAAAAGTTGGAAAAGGCTTTGGAGGAGTTAAACGGTCTTATGACTCAGTTAAACGACTTCAAAAAAGAAGAGTCCGACATGGACGACAAAGAGAAAATGTCCATGAAGGAAAAAGACGAGGAGAAAATGTCTATGGACGACGACAAAGAAAAAATGGGCTATGAGTCTATGGATTCTGATGAAGAAGACGTTGAAATGGCAGATAAAGACCTCGAAATGGCTGATATGGATGAAGCCGATATGGAAAGAAAAGGAAGAACTGGGCCAGAAGGCTTTGTTGAGAATGCAGGTGCGGGAGAACCCGGACAAGGTAAAAAGCATGAACAAGCAGGTCAGTTAGGTTCTCTCTACAAGGAGTGGTCGGATGATGAATTCGCTACTTTAGACCTTTCCCCAGATAACGTAGAAAAAGCCTACGAAGCATACAAAGCAGAACAATTGGAGAAGATGGCTTATGATTCTCTAAAATCAAAGTTTGCTAGTAGGTTCGCTGATGAGCAAGATGTCAGAAAGGCATCAATTGCACGAAGCGAGTATGACGCAAAGAATGAAGTCGAAGCACTAAGAGAGGAGTTTGCTACCTTAAGGAAATCCCTTTCAGAACAGACTGAAACAATTGCTAAAGCACAAACAGTAGAAGTGCCTGATGTAGATGTTTCAGAAATGTCTTGGGCTGAGATAAACAGTTTTGTTTCACAATTTGAGGAGTGATTTAGATGAGTGGATATATTAAGACAATGAAAGATTTAGAGGCTGCAACCTACGGAGTTAGGGGAGGCACAGGTAATGCTCTATTAAAGAGCGCAGGTGTTGTTGGTGGATTACATACCGCCCACGATGCTTCAACGTCTGTTATGAGTGGTGCAAGCGGATTATCTTCGCTTTACAACAAAGTATTCGGACAAAAGGTATGGTCAATGCTAAACCAAGAGGTTAATGCTTTGGCTATTCTACCTAAAAGGCCATACACATCAAGTGGATGGCGAATCCTAAAAGCCAGAGCAGAAGGTGGAAGTGGTTCTACCTTTGATGTTGGTGGTTCAGGAGTAGGAACAACAAGAGGTACTGCAACACCAAGAGCAGATTTAATTGGTGCTGTACCGGAGAATGCATCATTAGGTACTGGAAATGATATTCCGGCCATTACGCCAGAATACACCACACTATTCACCAGTCCTAAAACCGTTGCTCATCTGTTTGAGTTTTCTGAGATTGCTCTTGAGATGGCAAAGATTGACGATGGTGTAGGTGACTTAAGAGCCTTAATCCGTGAGGATATGGGTAAACACCACGCTGAAGTACAGAACAAGATGCTACTAATGCCTCTTGAGAAGTATGACGAAGCAAACACAGTAACAAACCTTGGTAGGCAATATACTTCTTTAATGAAGGTCGTTGCTTCAAGTGCTGAGTTAAACGCATTGAATGACGCTGGACTTCTAGCAACATCTGCGTCTGCATCAACACTACCAACAACCATAACCACGATTTACGGTGCAACAGACCGTCAATTATCTAGTGGTAACGCTGTTGCGTCTTTCCTAGATGCAGAGGTTGATTTCGGTGATGGATATGCAGCCGCAAACTGCCGTGTTCTAACCTTAACTATCTTAAACGATATGCTAAGGCGAATCCGTCAGAACGGTGGTAGTCCAAAAGTTATCTTAACTGGATATGATACTATTCAGCATCTAGGTGACTTACTACAAGCACAAGAGAGGTTTATGGACAGGAAAGAAATTATTCCTACACATAACGGAGTAAGAGGAGTTAAGGGTTCAGAAGTTGGCTTTAGGGTCGCTACTTACTTTGACATACCAATTATTCCTTGTAAGGATATGCCAAAGACTGCTCATGGTAGTGCAACAAACACCCTAAGTGATTTACTGATACTTGATACCGACCATCTATGGATGAGCGTTATGAAGCCTACTCAGTATTTCGAGGATGGTATTGACAACGGCAACCCATTTGGTGTTGGAACGCTCGGAAACCAAGCAATGTTTAGAACCATTGCTGAAACTGGTTGTTCCTTCTTCAAGGGCCAAGGTAAGATAACCAACCTAAAGAGTGCGTGAGGTGATTAAGCATGGCATTAGCATACACCGTTACTTTACTTGCCGACCATAAGGGAGTCACACTTCCTAAAGCAGTAGGTGATGAATATGTTGTTGATGCTTTGATAGATGTAACGTCAATAGTCGCAGCAGGGTCAGTAATCCCTGCTTCGGCTCTTGGCCTATCATCTGTTCATTGCGTATCAATCACAGGTTGTGACAACGCTAACGCAGTATTGCCATTAGTGGAAATTAGTGCTACTGGTGCTTATGAGAGTGCAACATCTTTTGCTCTCATGTTCACCGCATTAGACGGTACTAACGCTACGCTAAGTAATGATGCTAACGGCGGTTCTGTTAGAGTGAGAGTTTGGGGTAATCTCTAAATAAGTAATGTGGCCTTTGCCCCTATGTAAGTAGGGGCATTGGTCACTATACACTAGAGGATGTAATAGAATGGCTTTTCTAGAATTAAGTAATGAAGGTAAGTCTGTTAGTTATTACCATGCTAACGGAACGGAATATGTATTTGAGTACGCCAAGAAAACTAAAGTAGACTTAAACATGGCATTAGGTTTTTTGGGTGCAGATAAATACAAAGTCACTTTTGATTTAAGTGACAAAGATGCGATTGCAGGGGCATCTGATTGGGCTATTAAACTGTTAAAGGCTGAGTTTAATGTATTAGGAGATAAGGAAGATTTACTCAAAACAATGTTTCCAGTATCAAAACCTAAGAAAATAGTCAAAAAAGTACAGAAGGCAGTTGCGCCTGTAAAGCCAACAACGCCTAAACCAGTAACGACTGAAAAGAAGACACCAAGCAAGGTTGATAAGGCCAAGGCTTCTTCCGATGAATGAGAGGGCGACAGAATGGTTAGTGGATGTAATACAACAGGTGTGTTAAACGCTACTAAACTATGTTATGTTGGAAAGGCTCGTATTGCCTCTATCAAGGTATTTGGTACAGGCACTACGGCCGGAAGCATAACAGTTTATGATTCTAGTTCGGCTACTACATCAGGCAAAAAGGTCGTTACAAAGATGTATGTTGGTGCTTCAAATACACCACACAACTATGATTTTGACTTTCATGGGGCAATTGTCGCAGAAGGAATTTATGTAGTAGAATCCGGTACAATAGAATATTCTATCGAATTCTTCTGAGTGATTAAATGCCAGCGTTAGAAAAAGAAACAAAACTCGTAATGACGATATTATTCGTCGGAGCGATAAGCGGAACAAACGTCTACTTCTATGCGAAGTATGGCGATATGATTGCGTTCAATAATTACGCCCATGCGTTAGTCTTTGGGCTAATGACCATTGGTGGTATATTGACAATGAAAGCAATATTTGATTTAGCATTGAACGACTATATTGAAATGGCTCTACTAGACAGACGAATTGCTGCATATTGGGCTAAGAAACAAAGAGATGACAAACAAAGAGAGAAAATCAGGTCTACTATGCAACAGTATAGAGTACCCCAACAACAGTTTACCCCTCCATTTAATCAACCACAAGTGGTTGAAGAACGGCAGACGGTTACTCCTTCTTTCTTAGCGAAATTAGAGTGATAGTATGTTAGATGCCATAGCATTTGGGATGGATGAAACCGCTTTAGCCTATGATATGCAAAGAGCGCATTCAGCAGATGTATGGTTTCTAAGAGCCAGATTTTATTTTTGGGGAACAATAAGTACAGTAGTTGGATTTTTAATAGGACACGGTATTTCTTTAGCGGGAGTTAATCTATATGTTTCGGCATGGGAGGGTTTTTGGAATTTCATACATCATTTGTGAGGTGCTTGAATGTCGGTAATGACTGGTTTCGTTATTATAATGGCGGAACAAATAGGTCTATTATGGAAAAAACTTCATGCAGTTCCTTTTGGTGTTTATGGTGCTAGTAAGGTTGGAAAAACTACTTTACATCATCAATTAAGAACAAGAGGCGAAGTACCAAAAATAAAAGAAAGAACAGTTGGAAGAGGGAGAGCAACAAGAAAGTCTATTAAAATAGATGGCGACCAACATACAATTAGAACGGCAGATATAGGAGGAGAAACAGTTTATTGGGGTGAATGGCTAAAGGATATGAAAAGCCGTAAAGTCAAATACATTATTTTTATGATTGACGATAGACACATGGATAAACACTATGATATAGAACAACAATTATGTTGGACATTTTTAGTAGATACAATATGTTCTAAATATTGGGATGCAATAAATAGAAGACAGAAGAAAAAGAATCATGATTATCCAGTAGCAGTAGGTTTATGGGCAAACAAATTTGATTTGTGGAAAGATAAATATGAATATGAAGACATACAAAATCATCCTATATTTGAATCATTTAAAGATGGAATGCAAAAGTTAAATGATAAAGGAATACCATGTTACAAATATATAGTAAGTGCAAAATCAGATTCAGAAATGGTATATCGTGGAATAGCAACAATGATAGAGGACTATTAATGATAACAAACAATTGTTCAATGTCGCCATATTGCGACTGTATAGAATGTAAGGAGAGAAGAGTATGACCAACCGCCAAGTTTAATCGGTGCTACTAATGCATCAGTAGCCAATCCGTTTATGCCCCCATTGAAATTTGCTAGAGCAGCAGGGGCTATAATGACATATGAATATAAAAGTGAAAAGCCAAAGAAACAAGTAAAAGAAATGATTAAAGTTTTATGGCCTGAAAGAAAATCGTTTTTGAAAGTACCTTTCGGTTACAAATTCAATACAAAAGATAGATGTGTTGTTTGCGGTACTCACAAGGTTTGGGATATGTCTGACCCTATGAGGCCACCTATACCTTTACACAAAGTAAAGAAGGGTTATCCAATGAGAGGTACTTATTGCGATAAACACGCAGGTTTGCATAGACAGTATGAAATGTTAGAGCAACAGATAATAGCAGATGAACATGGTTTAGAGTTCAACCAGTACATACCTAAACCAAAAGTGCCTAAAATGTTACAATCTGCACCGCTAACTTCATTAAGGCAATCTGATATAGAGTCATTGTCTGAGATAGGGTGGATGATAAGACCCCCTAAAATGTTGAATGAAAGCAACGAAGACGAATTATTTAGATTAACAATAGAAAGTCATGCAATCAATAAAAGAGTAATTGAACTAATGACTAAAGGCACACAAGTAGTGCAACAAGAAATACAGGAAATAGAGGTGGAATAAAATGGGAGTGTTTGGAACAAGTAATACAACATTAGCAAACCAAATCACCGCACAAGGGGCGGCGGATTTTAAAGCAGTAAATAATCTGCTAACTTTACAAGAAAACCATGTAGAAGAATTCTTTACCTATCACGGAATAGAATTCATTACTGCATTTGAGAAACTACTAGAAGATGTAACTACTAGAGTAGTAGCACAAATGCTACCTAAATTGAAATTTATTAACAATACAAATGGTGATTTAGAGGTAGAACAAAACGCACTAAGAGAGTTTGAAACTATTACTGCGGAAAATATTACTTTAGATATTCAGTCAATTGTATCGGCTGCACTAAATACAGAAGTAGTTATGCAAAGAAAGATGGCTAAACAACAATATCTTGAGGCACAAGGTTTTGCTACTGCACAAGTACCACAACAACCAATGCCACAAGGATATCCACAACAACAACAAGGTGGTATGCCTAATGCGGGTGGATTAAATCCTAGTGAAATTAGTGGTGGTAATCCTATGGTACAAGCCAATAACATGATGATGCAACAACAACAGGCTTTCAACAATCCTTCAGGTTATCCAGTACCGCCCGCAGGTACAGATACAATGGGCAATCCATACTGGATAGACCCCGCTACTGGACAAGCCACATATACACCGCCGGGTTCCGGTTTAGGTCTAGGTGCAATGATTCAGAAAGGGGCTGCATGGGCAGCGTGGCTTGCATGAGGGGGATAAATGACTATAATTATCCCTTCTCGACTTGTGTTGGATAAACAAAATAGTGCCATCACACTAGGCGAAACAATACGGTTAGACAGTTCTGATATGGGTCAGACTTCTAGCCCTATGTTTCGTTTAATGGTAAAGTTTCTGTTGAACCCTGTGTCGAGTGGTTCTTACAATAATGTAGAAAGAAATTTATCTAAGTATTTAGATTATGAGTTCATGCAAGAGGCATCAGAAGAAACTTCTGATATGGAATATGAAGAAGCAGAATATAAGAAATATGTTGATGATGCATATAAATTATTATCCGAAATGGATATTCAAACGTTTTTGGATGAACACGTTAAACCAAAACTATCCGGTAGTAGGATAGCAAATTTCTCTCAATCTGATTTAGATGCAGTCATTAGAAATCTAGGCAATGAAGAATTGCCAATGAAAGATTATCTAACATCTTCTGGTTTTAATAAAATAATGGGGACTAGGAAAACAGGAGATAAGAGTAGAAAAATTAGAAACATAGCAGAATCAAAAGCAATGTATGAAGATGCTTTGGATGAGATTGGCGAGTACATAGAAATTTCTGAAATAAGAAGAGGCGAGAGAAAAGGTGGCGCAGGTGGCTATTTAACAACAGTTGATGGAGTGCGTGAAGAAAGACCTGCTACTATTATAGAGTATAAAATAGAAATAGATACAGAAAAGATGTTTAAAGATATTTTTGAAGATGCTGGAATTGAACCTAGAATAGATGTAAGAAAGGCAGAAGCAACATTAGAAGATGTTATAGAAGATTATTCTAAATCACAACAAGATGATAGTTATGACTTAGAAATAACTCCTAATATGCCTAATCTTGAAGATTTAAGAGAAAGTGGTTTTGAATTTATTTGGTTTCCTAAAGACTTAGTAAAAAAGGCACTCAAAGATTCTGGATTAGCAGAACAAATAATTAGAATAAATATGAAACTTATTTGGAACGAAGAGAGAATGGAATATGATGGAATGCCATTTGATGCGTTAGATGATAAAGAAAAAGACTTGTTATTATTATTATACAATACTGATGTAATAAAGGTAGATTCTATTTACAGATATGTAAAGGATGAAGTTGTACCTTCAAATAGAAACTTAAATCAATTAGAAAAGAAGTTTTTAAAAGAAGAAATAGAACCTAGAGCCAAGAAACAAGCAACTGAGCCTAGTTTTGAAGATGAATTTGAAGAAAAACTATGGTCTAAAATTAATGATAAGGTAAGACTAGAAAGAAAGATGGACATTATATTACATGCACCAGATGAAAGTAAGCATAATGAAACTAAATTATTTGTAACCCCAGTAAATTATAATCAACTAAAACTAAACGGAAAGGAAGGACTACTTAGTGTCAAGAGAAATGATTCATCTAAAGAGTTTCATAGTATTATAAAACAGATATTAAGTCCTAATGATATTGGTATTCATACTTTAACTGCAAGAGTAATTAGAGTAGATGACCCTTACGTTAAACTTGCAGAAAGTTATATCAATAAACCTACTATGCCAAGTGGCGGTTCGTCAGCAAAGAATAAAAAAAGATTTAGAGAACTATTAGATGAAACATGGAATGTGTTCAGACTAATAGATGCTGAATACAAATCAAAGGGAAAACCATTTTTGAGTAACATAAAAGAAA